ATGGGGTATTTCCTGCGAATATTATTATGTCTGTATGGGCTATTTATTATAACTGCTGGCTATGCCAGCGTTACCCAAGAAATTATTTTAGGCGTTGATCAGGAAAATGTTTATGGGCCATTACTTAAAAATAAACGTATTGGCTTAATGGTCAACCAAAGCTCGATTAACAAGGAAGGACGTCATACCATCGACAAATTGTTATCCGAGCAGAATAAATTCCATTTTACAGTGACAAAACTATTCTCTGTTGAGCACGGTATCCGTGGGAATGCAGATGCCGGATTAGGGGATGATAATCACATCGATAAACAGAGCGGTCTTCCTATTATTTCTTTATATGGAAGAGATAAAGATGGGCGAATGAGGGCACATCCCACTGAAGCGCAGTTATCTGATGTTGATATCGTTATTTATGATTTACAGGATGTTGGTGTTCGTTATTTTACCTACACTATTTCCATGCATCATATGTTGGAAAGCCTGCAAAAGTATCATAAACAATTTATGGTATTTGATCGGCCGAACCCACTCGGAAACCATGTTTATGGGCCAATTCTTGAAGAGAAGAACATTTCAGGTATTGGTATGCATCCTGTCCCTATGGTGCACGGACTGACGTCTGGGGAGTTTGCTCGTATGATAATAAATGAGGGGTGGTTAACACATTTCAATGATTCAAATTGGCAGGCATTTGGTATTAAAGCTTACCAGTTTCCCCCAGAAGATTTGACTGTTATCGCCATGGGCAATTACACACATAATTCGCCTTATTTATTGCCAGTAAGACCTTCGCCAAATTTACGCAGTGATTTGGCTATTCAGCTTTACCCTTCTTTGGGATTATTTGAAGCAACCAGTGTTAATATGGGTCGAGGTTCAGACTATCCCTTTGAGCAGTTGGGTTTCCCATCCAGGAAGTTTTATATTAACACCTGCTATCACGTAGATATTAACCAGCAGAGAACTGGTTGGCCGCAAGCGGGCAAAGAAGTGTGTGGCGAAAAATTTACTGCCGCCAATATAGCCGATATTAAGCCGACGATACGTTATTTTGTTGAATGGTGGTTTAAATTTAAAGATGCGAGTTATTCTATGGTCCTTTCCCCACAGAGGGAGGCCAATTATCTGGAACATCAGGAAGAGTATTTTCTAATACGACCTACTTGGTTGGCTAAATTAACAGGTACGCGCAATCTGGTTAAATTAATGGAAGAAGCAGATAAGAAGAAATTAACTGTCGATGAGACCGTGAATTATCTGGAGTCTAACTGGCAGCCCGATCTTGATAATTATCTGAAGTTACGCGAGAAATATAAAATTTATCCTTAAATTTTATTTTTTTCTTTGACGTTTGGGGTGTTGGTGAGAACTACCCCCCTTTTTTGCGATTACTGTCTTGGGTAGCATAATCACGCATTTAAACCAAATAAAAAGGAGTCAGACGATTTCTCATCTAACTCCTTGTTTTATTTGGTGGCCCCTACTGGACTTGAACCAGTGACCAAGCGATTATGAGTACGGTTAGCAGGATAATAAAAACAGTGACTTACTTTAAAATCAATGGGTTGAATTTTAAATATGGATAAGTATGACTAAATATTAGATTGTTCTTGCGACACTTTTGCGACACTTTCGGCCAGTGGGTTAAATCTTAGAGCTTCGTCCAAATGGTCTGGCGAAAAGTGAGAATAACGCATAGTCATCTTGATATCGGTATGACCTAAAATTCGTTGTAGCACCAAAATATTGCCGCCTTTCATCATAAAATGGCTGGCGAATGTGTGTCTTAAAACATGGGAAAGTTGACCGGGAGGCAGCTCAATTTCAGACCGTTTTAGTGCTCGACGAAATTCCGCATAACAAGCAGTGAATAAAGCGTTTTTACCTTTTTTGGGGAGCTCGTCATATAGTTCTTTGCTAATCGGCACTGTGCGGTTTTTGCGGCCTTTAGTTTTTATAAATGTTATTTTATGTTCAGTAAGTTGCGAAAGTTTTAAACCTTCGGCTTCGCTCCAACGAGCACCCGTGGATAAACAGATTTTTACTACTGTAGCTAAGCACTCGACTGTGCTTTTGTTACACTCGTTTAAAAGCAATTCGATCTGATCGCGAGTTAAGAAAGCCATTTCACTTTCTTCGGTTTTAAATGCTCTTACGCTCTTAATGGGGTTTAATAACTTCCATTCACCTAATCTTTCTAGCTCATTGAACATGGCCCGGAAATAAGCTAGCTCAAGGTTAAGTGTGCGGGGGGCTACCTTTGTTACTCTTGTACTACGTGCTAATTCACCTTTCAGTCTTTTTTCCCGATACTGGGAAAATAACTGCGCTGAAAACTCTGTGGCTAATGGTTTGCCCATGCATTCATAAAAATGTGTCATAGCATCTTTTCGTCGTGAGCCATCATCTAACGTGATGCCATGCGCGTTGTACCATGTATCAATTAAATCACTGAGACTCCGTTTATCTTTTTCTTCACCCAACCATGGCTTATCCTGAATCTCTTCAATCTTATGCCTTTCAAAGGCTAGTGCTTCACCTTTGGTGGCAAATTTTTTTCTTATTCTTTTCCCACCCTTGCCATCAGCACGATTTACCGTATATAAATCAGCTACCCATTGACCTGATGATAGTTTTCTTACAGTCATTACTTATCCGCGATTAATTCCAATAATAGTATTTAACGTTAATTCATTTATTGGCAGGTGAATTAATTTCCCATCATCAGTACCAAAAAATACATCTCCCGTTTCGAGATTAAAGTCAGCAAGATAACCAAGTTTTTCATCTCGATGATAGAATGTGTAAACCTCTTTTAAAGTCTCTACTGAATATTGTTCAATTAGTTTTGAAAGAGGCTCCATTGGGCTGAAAATACTTTTCTTACCAATTCCTTTACCAGATGAACTATATTTGAATGCTTCATTTATAAAATCATTAGTTGAATGATTAAAGTTGCTTATTCTATCTACGCGATTAGTTAAGTCTTTTATCGCTGAAAGGATAATTGTATCTGTAGTACTTAATTGAGTTTTCTCTCCTATTTTTGCAGGTTCTATTTGTAGGAGTTGAACTACAGAGTTAACATCATCTTTGGCTTCATATGTTGCTTTTATTGATGCTGCTAAAGATACTATTTCATTTTGTACATAATCGATACGAAGGGAACTATCATATTCAGCATAACGAAATGCTTGCACATCAAAAGGGCTTGTTGTGATTTGATCTTTAATTAATACTGTCTTTTTATTAAATGCCTGCCGTAAACCTAATTCATACAAAACGTTCGGGTTTCTGCTACTTAGATCACATATAGCCATATCACTTTCGACAATTTTCTTTAATATATCCAATACAATCATATTACTGCTATTAACTTCATCTGCTCGTATTGGTTTAAAACCAGCTCTCTTACAGGCAGGGGCAATAAGGTGTTGATATACGCGGTTAAAATGGCCTGATTCATAAGTTGGGACGTCGGCTATTGGCATTATTATAAAGCAAATTTTTTCTGAGGTGTTTAATTCCTCTGGTGCGATTTCATTTGTAGTAGCGGTGATATCCGTTTTTTTTGTTTCTTGGTCAGCCATAAATATTTCCCTATGCGCAAGTCATCACAATTCGGCCCATAACATTTATATCTTCTAGTTCACAGTCAAATGCCATTCCAATACCGCTAACTCTAACCTTACGCACTGGGATGCGTGTGAGTTCGCGAATACTGATTTTACCCTCAATATCAACCAGCCATTTTCCGTCAAATACTTCTGCGAATTTGCGATCCACAATGTATTGAATATCGCCATCAACGACTATGCACGGGTCTTTTATTGAAGATTTATCCGCTAAGAAAAAAGCCTTATCAAACATTAAATAACTAGCATCATACATGCGGCCATCAATTAATTTTTTCTTTGGAATTTTGATGATGTCGGTTACGCCGTCGTCAAACATCTTTCCATGACCAGTTGCAAGCCATTCAAGCCTAACGCCTGTTTCAGCAATACATCTAACGACTATATCGGATGGAAAAAAGTCGCGTTTATAGCGATTGGCTAAACTACTACTTGCTATACCTAGATGGTCACAGAGCGCAATTTTGGTAGTAAATCCATATGCCTCCAAAACACGATCCAGAACTTTCCCGCCTCCGCTTTCAAAATTTATTTGTAGGTTCATGAAAGTTTTCCCTTGATTACTTCCTCAAAACTACACTAATATCTCGTTTGTAGGTTTGCGAAAGCAAATATAGATAAATATAGATAAATGTAGGTTAACGGGAGATTTTGCCTTATGCGTCCAAACATTACAATCACCATCCAGACACCTTACTTACCTTTAGATGAATATTGCCGTTTGCATCGCATGTCTGAGGCTACAGCCCGCTTGATGGTCAAAGAGGGACGGTTACCAATTAAGCCAAAGGGTAATAAGCCTAAAGCGCTGATTGAGATCAACATGGCCGCACTTACAGTACAGGCCCTTTCCGAATGCAACATTTCTCTTTCTGCTTAATTCATTCTGAATCTTTAGGGTGACGCTAACCATGTTTGATTATCAGGTTTCTAAACATCCTTGTTTTGATGTGGCTATGCGCCGGTTTGCATTGGCGCATAACCTCAGTGAGTTGGCGGGCCGTGTTGGGATGAACCCGCAAACATTGCGCAACAAACTCAATCCTGATCAGCCGCATTACCTGAACGTTATTGAACTACTGGCATTAACTGATATTACAGAAGATCCAACCTTGTTGGATGGTTTGTTGGCACAACTGCAATGCTTGCCTGCTGTTCCAGTGAATGAGTTAACCCCCGGAAATCTACCCACTCATGCGCTTAGCGCTACAGCGGCAATCGGCGCAATAGCTGGTGAAACCGTAACTGCCGGGCCTATGACGCAATCCCGTAGAAACGCCATTCTTGACCGTGCGAATCAGGCCATACGTGACCTGTCGCTGATTGTTGTATCGGTTGAAGCGCGTTTCCAATCCACGCCAGTTCTGGCCGCAGCGGTTGATTTTATCAGCGCTAGCGGGCTGGTTCCGGGCCTGAACTGAGGAATTTATGAAAGTTTTCGCTAACTACCTGAAACAACAATCACCCAGCCAACAATTAAACCATTTTGGCCACGGCTGGATTGAATTACCAAACGGCCAGCGCTGGCAACCCTGCGCTAGTCGAGTGACGTTTCTAGGGGAATCACGTAAACCCATCTTTAAAACAAAACGCCGCCGGTGGTGGTTCCGTTTGACGGGATTAAGGGGGTAACCATGTCAGCCAATAACAGCAAATGGATAGCCATTATCCGCAACAAAGTGACCGGCAGTCACAGCCGGGCAAGGGTGATATGGGAAAAGCTCCCGGCACAGCACCGGGGGATTTTACTCCATTCCGCAGGTATGAAATCAGAGCACTGCCGGTATATGTGGGATGATTTTTCCCGTGAAGAATTACACCAGTTACAACGGGGGATTCAGCGACTACGGGCGCTGGTAGATACATTCGGCCAAGTGGGTTCGTTGGATTTTGTAAAAGAAAACAAATGTAGCGGGAAGTTGCCCAATCAACCGGCCCCTATCAAGACTTACGGCCCGGAAATGATTGCAGCCCAATCGATGGCCAATATGCATTACACCGATAATTAAGGAAACACGATGAAAGCAATAGCGGTAGATAGAAATGGCCTGTTAGACGACTTTAGCCATTGGGGCGTGGCCCATAATTACGCGCAATTCTTCTTGGGTAAATGTCGTTTGGCGGGTAACAACGTCGAATTACAGCCAATTATGTTTAATGACACCATTCATCTGACCAACCCACACCAATGGTTTTCTGCTCATGCCGCATTTTGGTGCCGGGCATACCGTGAGGCTGAATCAAATAGTGATCAGGTCGAAGCGCTGGCCTCTATTCGTGCCATTTATCATATGTCAGGTTGGCTGGGATTAGGCTCTTTAACCTGCATGATTAATAACTGGTGGAATAGAACCATTGAGATCCACGGCTTGACGCAAATTAACCACTCTTGTGCATCAGCCAGCACTACCCAACAACTGCATTAATTAACCCAACACCATAAATACCAACGGCTTCCCATCGGTGGCCGGGGATTTTTATTACCTAAATTCGGAGCAAACAACATGCATATGCATAAAACAGTAGGGCAGGAAATGAGTAACAGAGCAGCGGCTGAGTCCCGCCAACATGCATTGGATATGGCCAGAAGAGAAGCCAAAGCCGATGCGGCTGTCAGTTTTTCCAGTCATTTAGACCGTCTGGCCACCCATGTGGCAAGTGAGGGTTTTTCGTCAGTTGAGATTGTGGAACTGCTGCGGCAGGAAGCTGAAAAGTTTAACCAAACCAAGATATAGAACCGGCTATTTAATTTAGGGATTAATAATGAATATTAAAATTGGCGAACAACATCTTATTACCAGTGACAGTCAGCAATTTATTCTCAATGAAATAAAAATCAGCAAAGAGGGGAAAAATAAAGGCCAAGAGCGGCTAGAGCCAATCGGTTATTACCCCACTATTGAAATGTTGGTGGCTGGCTTAATTCGGCGTCATATCGGGACTGTTGAAATTAATAGTCTTTCCTCATTGGCTAATGAAATCGAACGTATTGGCAAATTATGTCAAGCCGCATTCTCATCTGTGAATAAGGGCTAATTCATGATTGATAGCCGCTGCTTTGCATCTGATGCAATCAATGTCGTTAGTATTTCTGGCGGTAAAGATTCATTGGCACAATCGCTTTTAGCCCGTGAGGCCGGTGTGAGCCATGTCCGGGTGATTGCTGATACGGGGCATGAGCACCCGCAAACAATGGAATATCTGGATTATCTGGAAAACCAACTGGGGGCAATTGTCCGTGTCAAAGCGGACTTTACCCGACAAATTAACGGTAAGCGTGATTTTATTGCGCGAATGTGGCCGCTTACGTTAGTTACAGAATGCGGTATGACACCAGACAAAGCAGCGGAACGGGTCGCAGAAGCTCTTGAGATTTTACACCCTACCGGCATCCCTTTTCTCGACCTGTGTATGTGGAAAGGCCGCTTTCCATCAACCAAAGCCCGTTTTTGTACGTTCGAACTGAAACATGCACCAATCCGTGACCAGATTGTCATGCCACTGCTTGCTGAGTATGACGAGGTAATCAGTTGGCAGGGAGTGCGGGCGCAAGAGTCACCCGCACGTGCCTTGCTACCTGAGTGGGAAACCGATGCAGATAATACACCGGGCTTAAATGTCTATCGCCCTATCCTTAGCTGGACGCATGAGGAAGTGTTTGCCCTCGCTAAACGTCATGGAATAAAACCCAATCCCTTATATCAGCAGGGATGTAGCCGTGTTGGCTGTATGCCGTGCATCCATGCTAGAAAATCCGAGTTAGCGGAGATATTCAGCCGTTGGCCGGAAGAAATAGCCCGTGTATCCCGTTGGGAAAAATTAGTGGCTTCATGTTCCCGCCGTGGTAATTCCACTTTTTTCCCTGCCACTCAAGACCCACGTAAATCAGAACGTCGGATTGAATGTATCACTGTTGAGTCGCACGGAATCGAGACTTATCGAGACTGGGCCTTAACCACTCGCGGTGGTAGTCAATTCGATTTATTAGCTTCGACAAATGACTATTCTGTTTGTAGTAGCGTTTATGCTGGTGTCTGCGAATGACCGCCACCATTCAGCGCCCGGTAAATGACTTTATGGACGGGGATATTTTATCCCTGTCTTTACCTTTTAATGGTGAGTTCAGCCGGGAGCCGGAGGGGCCGCGCCGCCCGCAAGATATCAGTATCACCGAAGACGAACTCTTTGTTCAGAACCCTACTGACCACCAATGGCGCAGCCAATATTTAGGGGGAATGCCCCAATTTCTGGCCCGTTATTTTGGTGATCGCTACTCCAACCTGTACCAATCAAAAGGCCGTCGCCATGCCAATACATTCTTACGCACTACGGTGGGCGAGAATGTATTGCCACGTCTACAGATGGTTAATCGCCAGTATCAGCCAGTTATCAAAGCGCCCGGTTTTTTGCCGTGGCCTTTTGCCGATGATTTAGAACGCCTGCCATCGTTTGGCCGGGATGAGTTACGTAACCTGTCCCACCGGGTGGCTGATTTTATGTCTGAAAGTTTTACCGACTATATCGAACGCAATTTCACCGGGCAGAGCAGCGACCCAACAGAACTCTGGAAGCGCACCCAGCGGGCATACAGATGCCTTGTTGGTTTATGCAAACAAGTGGGAACTGAACCGCCGTACTGGCGCGAATTCACTTCCAGCCGCAAGACAATCAACCCGCGAAAAATTGAATCTGGCCTACTGCGCATGATGGCACCGGATTGGTGGCGTGTGCGTTTAAAACGCCTGCGCGATGTGCGCCGTGAACATATGGCCATTGCGGTGGGGCAAGTACAGAAGTCGGCGTCAGCCTATGCTAGCCGCTCAACCATGGCCGAATGGGTAGAACAAAAACGGCGTAACCGGGAGTTTTTCAAAGCGTTTGAACTGGAAAATCAGGACGGCGAACGGGTTTCGTTAGAAGACATGGTGAACGGCAGCAACGCCAATCCCGCAATACGGAGATGTGAACTGATGGTTAGAATGCGAGGTTTTGAAGATTTAGCCAATGAAATGGGCTGTGTGGGGGAGTTTTATACCATCACTGCGCCGTCTAAATATCATGCGGTGTATCACGGTGGCGGCTTTGTTACTAACTGGAATGGGGCCAGCCCACGGCAGACACAAAAATACTTATGCAGCGTATGGGCTAAAGCCCGTGCGGCCATTGCCCGCGCCGGGATTAATGTCTTTGGCTTTCGGGTGGTAGAACCGCACCACGATGGTACCCCGCACTGGCATGTGTTGCTGTTTATGCTGCCGCAACACGTTGATCAGGTGCGTGACATCCTTTGCTATTACGCCCGGTTGGAGGATAGCGAAACACTGCAAAGCCAAGAGGCACTAAAAGCCCGTTTCCATGCTGAACCCATTGATCCGGCCAAGGGCAGTGCAACCGGCTATATCGCGAAATATATCTCAAAGAATATCGATGGTTACGCGCTGGATGATGAGCAAGACGGCGAGACGGGCGGTAATGCGCGAGACATGGCCAAAGCCGTTACTGCATGGGCCAGCCGCTGGCGCATCCGGCAGTTTCAGCAAATCGGTGGTGCGCCGGTTACTGTCTGGCGCGAGTTACGCCGAATTGAAAGCGGTATGGAATTACCCAACAAAATGATGGATGCAGTATTGGAAGCCGCCGATTCTGGCGATTGGGCGGCATACACCAAAGCGCAGGGCGGTGCATTGGTTGAGCGGCGCGAACTCAGAATCCGTCTAACTTATCAGATCACCGAAATGGGCAACCTATACGCCGAAGATGTGCAACGCATTCAGGGCATTTATTCCCCTTTATTGGGGCTTGAATCTCTTATCTGCACCCGTCTGGTTAAGTGGCAGATTGTGCCGAAGTTGGCCGAAAGCGCAGCGCAGGCCGGGGGTTTGGCTTTTTCTGGCGGCAACGCCGCCGCTAGGAGTTCTGTCAATAACTGTACGCCGGATGCCCGGCAACGATTAATAGAAGAATTACGCCGTCGGGGTTTTATGGGTGATGAGGAGGAAATCGCGATACTGGAACGCGGCAGCAGCCTGAAATTCTACGATGATCGCTCAGTAAGGTTAAATAATGGTCAGTTAGAAGAAGTGGCCCCACGGCCAGAACACCAGCGCTGGCCGGGCTGGAATTGATGTATGTCTGATATCTATTAAAAATTATGGGGTTAGTAGTACCCCATATTTCATTTTATATGATACTGTATAAACATACAGTAAACTGGATTGTAAAGGGGGCATCGTGACAGATTCACTTTGTGAATCAGTGATATTTGAACGAATAGAACTGATTGCACGAATGGTCGCTGATGATCATTGCGTAAGCCGAGATCGGCAAATCGCACTAATTTGGATTGCTGAGTTATCCGAGGATGCAAGGCGTAACATGTTGGAGCGGGGGAATATACCCCCAGTTAGCGGGGGCGATATTTCAGGCTGCGGAACTTTGCAGTAAATCTAAGAACATTTGCCGTTGTTGTGGATTCATAGAATCTATAACGGTTTTAATCAGTTTATCCCCGGTTTTAGCGCTGGGGCTAATGGTGTGTGAAAAGGTCACATTCATCACGAAAGTGTGACCACATTCCACATCATTACAGGCGCAATATAAATCTGAAATTTGCCGGTGTTTACGGTTGGTTTTCCGGATAATTGCCGCGCCACCGCATTCAGGGCATAAGACTTTCATCACTCGCATGTTTCTGGCTCCAAAAGTGGCGAACTTCTGGAATTTTAACGTGTTTCTGCTCATAACGCACCCGAGTTTGCTGTTTGTGCATCAAAATTTAGCTGTAGATGTGTCGGGATCTCTGGATCGGCACTGATGGCAGCACTAAAGCGGCGTTGTACCGGTAAAATCTCGTCTTTTCGATACGTGTTCCGTGCTTTTTCCGGGTCACCTAAACCCGCAGCATTTTCCGGTATCTGCCCGGCTAACCCTGCCGGGAAGCGGTGAGCATTGAGAATGTCCTGCGCACTGATATTTTTCACATTGGCAAATTCATCTTTGGCGCTGATATCCCCCATTTGAATGAATTTCACCGCCTCCGGGTCACCGTTCGGAATGTTGACCAAGATGGTGCTGAAATTACCAATCCCTTTGCTGTCAGCTAACTGGCGTTCAATTTCTTCCTCCACTTCATCGGTCATTGACGGGTCACTGGTATACAAAATACCGCCAGTGTGCGCCCCATTGTGGTAATAGCGGCGGCGGAAAATGACCGCTTCACTGTTTAGCAATGCGGAGTGAATACCACCGATATAATCTGGCAGGCCATAAATCTGTTGTTGTGGGTCGTATTGTTTGAGAAAAATCACGTCATTTTCCGGGTAAACAAGAGGTTCACCCTCCTGCAATACCACAAATTCACCGCTTTTGCGGATACGGGTATACAGGGCCGGTAAGGGGGCCAGACCAATGACATTGCCCCAACCATTACGGATTTTCAGAATGCCGACATCACCAAAGGTAAAATAATCAAAAATAGCGGCTTCAATCTCTTCATGGGTCAGGCCACCGCTCTGGTAATCGGATGCCACCATATTTTTACGGGCATAAATTACGCCGCCATGTTGGCCATTGAGGTTAACCAACTGTGCCAGCGCCAGCCGGTCAATCGGCAGGGTGTAATGGTCATAGTCATTGTCATACCAGATATCGCGGTAATCGGTGCCAGTGGTGAGTATTGGCTCTGGTTTGCCGAAGCTGATAATGCTCATCTTGCGGTTTTTGCCGTGATTATCTTGGCGCTTCATAGCGCGTTTATTTGGGCGTTTCATGCTGCTTTCTTTAGCCTCCAGCGGGATGTTAATTTGTTTTCGTAGTTAAGTGGCTCATTGTCGAGGGCGTGAGCAATGGCAAAGAATGCCTCCGCATGGCCGGTTTCCGCGCTGCGGTCTGCAACAAATGTCATGGCATTGCCGCTGGCGGTAGTGGTGTGACGGATGGCCATAAAGCTGGCGGGAATTTCGGTGCGGTCTTTGTCCCATTCGATACGTTTGCTTTCCACCACATCGGCGGCTTTCATCACCAGCCGGTTTTTGGTTTCTACCCCATAGCGGATGGCCACCGCCTGCCGGATGGCAAAGTGTTGGATGTTTTCAAATACACCCTGGCCGATGCCGGTCACATCCACACCGATATAGGTAATGTGATATTGCTGGAACAGTTTTTTAATCTGGTTAGCCTGATAGCGGAAATTCATCCCCTGCCAGTGGATCACCCGTAGTACCCGGAATTTTTCGCCCTCATAAAGTGGTGGCGCGATAATCACAAAAGTAGACAGGTCACCGGAGCGGGCTGGGTCAAAACCGCCCCATACCTCACGATTACCAAAGGGCCGGGCGGCTTTTTCGTCGTGATCCTGCCAAGTGGCAGCATCCACCCCGGCTTGCTGCAAGTCATCAAAAGAGAACACCGCATCTTTGCTGTCCACAAACACGCACATGTACAGCATGTTGAATGCATCAACGTTATAACGGTTACGCAGCTTTTCAAGGCTGGCCAGATTAAAGCCATTGCGAATGGCATCTTCCATGGTAATGACATAACGCCATTGGCCATCCGGGCAGCGGCGACCACCATCACGCATTTCATCAAATGATGGAAAGATAACTTTGGCGCGTTTCTTACTGCCGCGCTTCCATTCATCACCTGTCCAGAACGGATAAGCCTGATGAGTTTTGGCGCTGGGTGTCGAAAAGTAGGTAGTGCGCCATTTATCATGGGTGGCCATGGCACTGGCCACTTCATTTAATTTGGCAAAGTTCGGCACCCAAAAATATTCATCGCAATACAGATGGCCGCTGTATGATTGGGCGGTGTTTTTGTTGGTAGACAGGAAACGCAGCTCTGCGCCGTTACTCAACCGGATAGGGTTACCGGTTAGTGTAATATCAAAATACTGCTGGGCAATATTGACGATATACGAGCGGAAAACCTCTGCCTGAGCGCGGGAGGCAGACAGGAATATTTGCGGGTCACCGGTTAACACCGCATTTTCAAAGGCCTCAAAAGCAAAATACCATGTCGCGCCAATCTGGCGGCTTTTCAGGATATTGCGTACTTGTTCGCCAATATTTAGCCGCAGGTGCTTTTGATAGCCAAACAGGTGTTCTTCTGCCCAAACGTCAAAATCCTCTTTTGACAGCGCGGAAATATCATTTTTGCGGTACTGGCGTTTTTTCGTCGGGCGCTCATCATCAAAATCACCGCCATTATTATCCTGCGCCGGTTTGTTCCCTTTGGCAGCGGCAAGTTTTTCTTTATGTTTATTACTTTGCGCCCGCAGTTTCACCGAATGGGCAATCAGAATATCCAGCTCTTTTAATTCAATATCACTCTTGTTATCGCGCCCGACTAATAATTGATAGCGGCGCTCAATGGCTTCCTCCGTGCTTTCATGGCTGAGTAAATCAGCCCAATTCCATTTTTGCGCCCAATAGTAAACAATCCGCACATTCGGCAGATTTAAATCACTGGCGATTTCTTTAGGTGTTGACCTTTTTAAATAAAGCGCCCGTGCAACACCAATAAGTTCATCTGAATATTTAGCCATAGCCTTTATTATGCCGAGATACCGTTAAATAAACGTCCGTAATAATTCGTTTCTATTCGGCTAACGGGCTATATCCGAATATATAAGAATTAAAGCGAATGCGGAGCTGGTTTTAATTAGCCATACTGAATATCACAAATCAGGGAGAACGGTTGAATGTCAGTTTCACATTTAACAACGACATGGTTGTGTGTTTGTGCCGAGGGGAAAACGTTAGATGGGCGTAATATTGAAAGGCAATGGATATTAGAGGCCGTAGAGCTATATAACCCTCGAATGTATACCGCACAATTATGGCCGGAACATTCGCGTACTTATGGCCCGGTAGGGCAGGTATTAGAATTAAAGGCGGAAGAAGATGAGGACGGTGTATTAAAAATGTTTGCCCGGCTTTGTCCTGCATTGTCACTCATTGCGGCTAACGGCGAGGGTAAGTTGCTTTTTACTTCCGCTGAGTTTACCGAGGATGGCAATTTTAGAGGAACGGGGAAAAGCTATCTTGAGGGCATGGGGGTAACGGATGAACCTGCCAGCGTATATACCGACCAAATGAAGTTTAACAAGCGATTGCGTAATAAACGTTATAGCCAATATCGGCCAATTGTTTTCGATGATATTAAAAAGACAGTCAAGGGGAACCGTGTGAAAGGTAAAAAGAAATGGTATCACAAGTTTGGTTTGGTTGATGAGAATGACACCATTACCGACACCGATAATAATATTACTGATGATGCTGCTACGGTGCTGGCTGAGCAGTTAAAAGCTGCGCAGGATAAAATCAGTGAATTGGAAACCCAGCTTGCTGAATTAAAAACCAGTCAGGAAGAAACAGATTCCGATGTTGAAACGATTAAAGAAGTCGTGGACACCAAAGAGTTTGCGCAATTGCGTGATAATTTGCCACAGTTTATTCAGAAGCTGGGTAGCTTAGATAAAAAATTCACAAAATTACCCAGTAAAAAACCGAGCGATTCACGTAAGCCGTTTGAGTTTCTTTAATTAAGCACTGGCTTAATGGGTTTTCGTATTTCTGATTAAAGAGAGTGCAATAAATGCTACTTAATAATAAAGCGCGAGGTTATTTAAGTAATTACCTCGATGGGCTGGCACAGGCAAATGATGTGAAAGAGACGTCACGTTATTTCTCATTGTCTGATCCCAAAGAAACTAAATTGCGTGATGCCATGCTGGAAAGCAATGAGTTTCTCAATTTCATTGTGGTTGAGGATGTCGACCAGATAAAAGGGCAGGTGGTTAACATTGGTAATCCGGGGCTGTTTACTGGCCGCACGGATGAGGGCCGTTTTCGTCGCAAAGTGGGTGTAGATGGTAACAACTATGAGCTGTACGAAACAGATTCCGGGGCGGCACTGACTTACCAAATGTTATCTGTGTGGGCCAATGCCGGGAGTGAAGAAGAGTTTTTCCAGCGTATGCAGGCGTTTACCAATAAGTCATTCAGTCTGGACGTGCTACGCATTGGTTGGAACGGTAAATCGGCGGCGAAAACCACCAAGCCGACGGATAACCCGAACGGTGAAGATGTCAATATTGGCTGGCATGAGCTGGTACAAACCTATGACAAAAATCAGATTGTTACTGATGCCATCACACTGGGTAGCGGTGGTGATTTTAAATCATTGGATGCCATGGCTTCTGACCTGATTAACGCCAAAATCCCGCAGGAATTCCGTAATGACCCGCGACTGGTGGTGTTGGTTGGGGCTGATTTGGTGGCAGCGGAACAATACCGACTTTATCAGGCGGCAGACCGCCCGACTGAAAAAATTGCCGCGCAAATGCTATCGCAATCTATTGCCGGACGTCAGGCCATGGTGCCGCCGTTCTTCCCCGGTAAGCGTATGACGGTCACTATGTTGAGTAATCTTCATGTTTATACCCAGCGGGGGACGCGTTACCGCAAAGCGGAGTTTTCCGATGACCGTAAGCAGTTTGAGAACAGCTACTTGCGTATGGAGGGCTACGCCGTGGAAACGCCAGAGCTGTATGCGGCCTTTGATGAAACCGCCGTCACCATCGGCAAGGTTGAAGAAGCCAAAGACGGGCCAGAGGTATAAGTCATGCTATCACCCGCGCAGCGTCATTCTGCCCGTATTAAGGCTGAAAAGCAGTTAAGTGAGTGTCAGGTGTTGGACGCTGGCCACAGTCTGCACGTCAAATTACGGGCATTGGAAAATGATGTGGGTCGGGTGCGCAGTCTTGATGTCACCAGTGACCGGGTGGCCATGAAGCGCAGTGAACTGTTACCGCGCTGGCTTCCCACGGCACAGGCGTATCTGGACAGCGGTGAGGTGTATCAAAACCCGATTTTGGTGTACTGCATTATCTGGCTGTTTGATGTGGATGAGTTTGATCAGGCGCTGGAGTGGGCTGATATCGCCATTGGGCAGGGGCAGAAAATGCCGGGCAATTTCCGCAGTAAGTTACCGGCATTTGTTGCAGATACCGTGATGAAGTGGGCCGAAATTGCCGCCGGCAGCGGGGAAAGTGTCGAGCCGTATTTTTCTCGCACATTCAAAAATATTCGCGAGAAATGGCGGCTGCATGAAGAGATTAACGCCAAGTGGTACAAGTTCGCCGGGTTGTTGCTACTGCGCGATAACGATGGCCAGCCACGGGCTACCGCGCTGGATGATGTGGAGTTATTACAACAAGCGGATGCCTTACTGGCGCAGGCAGTAGGGTTTCACCGGCAGATTGGTGTCACCACCTTGCGCCGTAATATCGCCGCCCGTATTCGGGCATTGCTAAAAGAATAAAAGACTACCGTAAGCCGAGCGGGCGCGGCGGAGGCAATACACATTAGTGTTATGTGCCGTGGAAGCCGGTCAGCCCGCTTTTCGGGAGAACATATGTTTAGCGGAAAACCGATTGATTATCAGGATGCCACCTTAAAAAACGTGGGGTTCTGGCCAGACTTGAGCCTTAAAGAATTTCAGGTTCAGCGCACTATCCCGGCTGATGTTGATGCGGGAACTGTTGCACAGGCATTGATTACCGCAGCGGGAGAGGTGAACAGCGATTTAGCCAGCGTTGAAGCGAAGCACCATGCGAATGGTTATAGCCATGCCGCAGAGGTGCCGGGCGTCAGTATCGACGCTGAAAACCTGTTATGTGCGCAGTACAAAAAAGCGGTTTATGCCCGTGCTAAAGCCGATCTGTTAGGGGAGTTTGCCACGATTGGCCGCAGGGAGTCACATCCAGGGCAGGAGAGTGACGAGACACGCAAGGGATTGCTGGCGGAGTCATCCATTGTTATCCGCCGTATGAAAGGGTTGAAGCGCGTCACCGTGAGGCAAGTATGAGCAAATTACAGTCATTAACCGCCTTTGTGCAGGGCAATTTACCGCAGCGGCTGCGCAAGCTGGAATTTAACAGCGACATGGACGAACTGCGCTTTATTCCGGCGCAGCGGGATTTAGGACTGGATCAGTATCAACTGGCGTTGATGCAGTTTGATGCGGTGCTGAGTTGGGGCCGCTTTCCGTATCGCGACTATGACCCGCGCAACCTGTGCGCCTTGTTGCTGGTGTGGATGATTGAGAACACGCCTGACCACGGCACGGAGCCGGAATTGCCGAGCATTGATATCGATGTGATCGACGATAAAACGGCTGTGGTCGTGGTGTCAGTGGGTATCACGGAATCACTGAGCATTAAGAAAGACGAGGCCGGGGATATTCCCTTTCAGGGCGCTAAATGGCGGCTGACCGATCCGCAGTTATGGCTGGCCACGGAGGGCGCGATATTTGGCGCAGATGCGCAGGGTGCGCCGATTGGTGAACACGGATGATTATCAACGGTGAGCTGAGTAAAAAACAGTTAACCGAGCTGCAACAAGCACTTAAACGGCTGGAGTTACCGCCACAAAAACGCCAGCGGCTGTTATGGCGGCTGGCCAAGTACGGGGTGATTGTCGCCGCCAAGCGCAATGTGCGTAACCAGCAATCACCGGATGGCACCCCGTGGCAGGGACGGCAGACCAACCAGCGCGGCAAGATGCTGCGCAACATGCCGAAATTGTTGCATATCCGTGAAATGCCGGAGATTAGCGCGGTCAGGCTGTATTTGCAGGGCGGTGGTTACCGCAACGGCGAAAAGCCGGTACCGGCGGGCGTGGTGGGGTACGGCCAACAAAACGGGATGCATGTGACCATTAACCGCAGTGCAGTGGCTAAATCGGTACCCCCGGAGCGGCCAGCCACGGTCAAACAGGCCAAAAAACTGCGGGCCTTGGGTTACCGGGTAAAACAGGGTAAGCGCTGGCGTAAGCCGCCTTACAAAGAAATTGTAGAAAACATGCGTTTCGCCCAAGCGGGTTTGCTGATTAAAAAACTGAGTGGCAAGGCGGCTAAATCAGCGTGGACAGTGGATGTCCCGGCGCGTGAGTTCTTGGGCATGAGCGACGACGATTTTAACAAAGCCTTAGCGCGTCAGTTACAGGCCATCGGGTTTGGCTGGGACGTCAAAGCACAGGATATGAAGAGGTAACGATGAGTTGGCCACAAGTCAATATTGACCAAAAAAACCAGCTACAGGGCGAAACCAAAGAGATTGAACGGGCCGTGCTGTACATCGGTAGCGGCAAGGTTAACGCCGGGAAAACGCTGGCGGTGAACACGCAGACCGATTTTGATGTATTGCTGGGGCCGGACGCCAGCGCGATAAAAAACTGCACCAAAGCCGCGATGCTTAATGCAGGTCAGAACTGGAACGGCTTTGTGCATGTACTGGCACAACCGGCTAAAAATGAAGAGCTTAACCCGCAGGCGTGGGTGGATGCTGTCAAAGCGGCCCAACTGGTGGCCAGTGTCGAGGGCGTGGTGGTGGTGTTACCCACCGATAAAGCCACCATCACCGACGCCGCCAGCTTGCGAGCTGAATTGCTGGCCAAGTTTGGTCGCTGGGTGTGGTTTGTGCTGGCCGTTGATGGCCCGCAGATTGATGAGGGCTGGCCGGAGTATTTAGCCCGACTGGCAGCATTACAGCAGGGCGTTGCGGCGTCCTCAGTGCAACTGGTGCCACGGTTGTGGGGCAATGAGCCGGGGGTGTTGGCGGGGCGTCTGTGTAACCGTGCGGTGACCATTGCGGACAGTCCGGCCCGTGTGGCCACTGGCCCGCTACTGGAAATGGGCAGTGATGCGCAACCGGTGGATGGCAAAGGTGTGGCACTGGATTTGGCCACCTTGCAGGCGCTGGAAACCCTGCGCTACAGCGTCCCAATGTGGTACCCGGACTATGACGGCATGTATTGGTCAGATGGCCGCACACTGGATGTGGAGGGCGGTGATTATCAGGCAATTGAAAGTCTGCGCATTGTCGATAAAGCGGCCCGCCGCATTCGCTTACAGGCGATTGCCAAGATTGCAGACCGTTCACTTAACAGCAGCCCCGGCAGCATTGCTGCGCACAAAACCTATTTTTCCAAGGTATTGCGCGAGATGGCCAAGAGTACACAAATCAACGGGATCACCTTTCCCGGTGAAGTGAAGCCACCACAAGAGGGTGATGTGGTAATTACGTGGCGCACCGCCACCAAAGTGGAGATTTATATCGTGGTGCGCCCGTATGAATGCCCGAAAGGTATTACGGTGAGTTTGATGCTGGATACCACACTGGAGGATAGCCAATGAGTACCCGTATTTCTGGCCAGTCGGTGGATATCAATATGGATGGTGACTTGATCCATGTGGAAAAAATCGGGCTGACCATTACCGATAACAGCGGCCCGGCACAGACCAATGGGGTGCCGGATGGGGATGTAAAAGGTGATGTCGGTGCCGAGGGTGACATTGAAGTCAGTACCAAAGTGCTGCAACAGTTGACCGCCAAAGCCTCACGCGCCGGTTCATGGCGCGGTATCCCAGCGTTTGACATCTTATTCTATGCCAAAGCCGGAGAAGAAGAGCTGAAAGTGGAAGTGTTCGGGGTGAAATTGAAGTTTGATTCCGCGCTGGATGTTGATCCGAAAGGCGGGGCGGTTCTGACTCATAAAATTAAGTATTTCATTACCAGCCCGGATTTTGTGCGCATTAACGGCATTCCGTATCTGGAAGAAGACGCAACGCGCAACTTGATAGGCTAAGGGGCAGGGATGCAGGAACATGAAAAAACCATTATTTCACTGGGAATTATTGGTGCCTCACTGGCTTTAGGCAAGATTCTGGCCAGCGATGAACCGATCACTGCCCGGCTGTTTGTTGGTCGCGTTATTTTGGGTTCGGGTACCTCAATGGCGGCAGCGGCGGCACTGGTCTGGGTGCCGGGATTGTCCCCGCTGGCCATCAATGGATTGGGGGCGGCGCTGGGTATTGCCGGTTATCAGGTGGTTGAAGTGTGGTTACGCCGTCGGGGCAACAGTTTATTAAAGGGAAAGAAACCATGACGTTAAGTGAAAAACAGCAGTTATTTACCCAACTGATTGCGCAGTTAATTAGTTGGGCCGGGGAACGGGGTTACCGTCTGACTTTTGGTGAAGCCTACCGCACCCCGGAGCAGGCCAAACTGAATGCCAAAGCGGGAAGCGGTATCAGTAACAGTCTGCATACCTCGCGGCTGGCAGTGGATTTTAATCTGTTTATTAACGGGGTGTATCAGACCAAAAGCGAGGCGTTTTTACCCTTGGGCGAGTATTGGGAATCGTTGGGCGGAACATGGGGCGGGCGCTTCAAATCCAATCCTGATGGTAATCACTTTAGCCTTGAGCATAACGGGGTGCGCTGATGGCCAAGATACTGGCGCTGATAGTGGCGGCATTTGTGGCTGGGTGGTATCTCAATGATTTACAGCATGACCGTCTGGAACTGAGTATTACCCGTGCCGCCAACACAGCGGCAGAACAGGGCCGGACAATTTCGGAGGGCATAGCCAGTGATTCAGCCCGGCAACTGGAAGATAAGCTGGAAGCGTTGCGCCAGCAGGGTGATAAATACCAGCCGGTTATTCATACGGAAATTATTAAGCCGGTGTTTACTAATGTGTGTGCTACTGATGAATATGTCCGGTTGTTCAACGAAAGTAGTGATGCCGCCGAACGTGCCTTATCAGGAAAATCTGTTAACTAAATGCAGCACCCTATTACCCCGGTTAACCGGCACTACCGGTAATGATTTTGATAATGCATTACGCGCCTATCGCAGTATTTATACCTTATGCGCGGCGCGACACAATCAATTAATTAATGAAATAACTTTACGACAAGGAAATAAATAACATGGCCGATAAACATAAAGTTGTATTAGCAGTGGGTGGCGTTGAACTTATTTTTGAACCAAACACCACCGCTTATAACGGTTTAATTAATGATATGGCAATGGATAATAAAATTGCCCCGGCATTTAAATATCTGCGCCGTATTATCAGTAAAGAAACCAAAGAAGCCTTGGACGAGATTTTAAAAACGCCGGGTGCGGCTTTGCAATTGGTTGACCAAGTGAACCAAGTCTATGCGCCGAAATTGGAAATTGAAGTAAAAAACTAACCCAACGGTTACGGGCCATTGAAAGTAATTCAATTGAACAATTTCTTATTCTACGTCGCCATTATCTGCCGCATGAAAATGACGATATAGAAAGTTTAGCCCGTGCCGTTTGGTTGGATAACCGTTATTGGGATAACACCCGTATTTCTATTGCCAATGGGATTGGCTTGGCATTTAAAGGCGACTAATGAAACACCTCGATTTTACTTTAAGCATGATTGATAAAATCACGCGCCCGTTAAAGCAGGTGCAGTCCACCGTTAAAGGGTTCGCGGATCACTCACAAGCGGCTTTCGGTAAAATTGCGGTGGGTGGTGCGGCCCTATTTGGTGTGGTGCAGGGGATCAAGGGCGCACTGGGGCCAGCGGCTGATTTTGCCGGGGCGCTTAATGAAGCCAGCGCCAAGGGGGTGAGTGACAGCGCCTTGCAAAAGATGAGCACGGACGCACTGAAATTCAGTATGCAGTATGGGCGCAGCGCGGTGGATGTGGTGCGCTCCAGTGCCGATGTGCGCAGTGCTATTGGTACACTGTCTGATAGTGAGTTACCCCGTTTCACCCTGGCTACCAATGTGCTGGCCGCAGGCATGAAAACCACCGGCAGCGAAGCCGCCGCCTACATGGGGCAAATGTATAACCAGTTTGACAGCTACGCCGCCCGCATAGGCAAAGTGAAATTTGCCGAAGAGGTGGCCGGTAAAACGGCATACATGGCGCAGGCATTTGGCGTCAATATGCAAACTATGGCTGACTTAATGGAGGGTTCCAAAGGGGTTGGCGCTAACTACGGCGTGGGCATGGATGAGCAATTCGCTGTGTTGGGCCAGTTACAAAAAACCTTGGGAACCGAAGCCAGCGGCAGCTATGAAACCTACATGAAAGGGGCCGCTGCCGGGGCCAAAACGCTGGGGCTAAGTTTTGTGAATGCCTCCGGCCAGATGCTGACCATGCCGGAAATGCTGGAGAAATTGCAGGGGCGTTACGGTAAAACCATTGAGGGCAATTTAAAGGCGCAGGCCGAGCTGGATAAAGCCTTTGGTGACGGGGCGAATGTCATTAAACAGCTTTACGGCAATGTCGATTTACTGAAACGCAATATCGGTGAGTTGGGCAGTAATGACGGCATGAAACGGGCCGGTGAGATGGCCAAGAAAATGGCTGATCCGTGGGAACGGCTGATGGCTATCTGGACAGGGATGCGGGTAATTTTGGGCTTAACCCTGTTACCGGTGCTGTATCCCATCATGAACCGGGTATCGGCTATCGGGGAGAAGTTCGCCCGCTGGATGCAGCTATTCCCCAATATTGCCCGGCTGATCGGTTATGCCATGCTGGCGTTGCTGAGTTTTGCCGCTGCCGGTGCCATCGCCAATATGGTTATGGGGATCAGCATGTTTATCTGGATGGGGTTAAAACTGCTGTGGGGTGCATTGTGTGCCGTGACCCAAATCCACACTGCCGCCATCTGGTTGTATAACAAAGCGATTATTGCCGCCAATGCCACCATGCGTATTATGCGCGGTGTCTTACTGGCGCTACGCATCGCGGCCATCTCGGCGGGGATCTCCTTTAGCTTCCTGACATGGCCAGTGTTGTTGGTGATTGTGGCCATTGCCGCACTGGCAGCGGGTATCTACTACCTGATTAAGTACTGGGATGAGATTAAAGCCGCCATTGCAGATACGGCCGCATTCCAGTGGTTATCTGAGGTGGTGACCTCTGTTGGTGAGGTATTCAGTGGGGTATGGCAGCGCATTGTGGCCGGGTGGCAATGGCTGGTATCGGCTATCACGGGTTTATCACCACTGGCCGGGTTCAGTGCCATGGCTGACAGTATCGGCAATGTGTTCAGTGGGTTGTGGGACTGGCTAAAAAGTACCTTTGCCGAAACCTATAACTGGATCATTGATAAGCTGAACTATATTCCCGGTGTCAGTATTGAGGCGAAAAGTATTGTTGCCCCGGAAGGTAACCCGATGAGTTCAGCCAATGGTTTATTAACCGGTGGCCAGATGCGCAATATTGATAAAGGCGGGATTAATAAAGAAATTAGTAATAGCTCTAAATCAGTGACCGATAACAGCAAACGAATTGAAAACGTGAATATTACTATGCCGGGTGGCATGACGCCGAGCGATTTAATGGAATGGCAGGAATTAAATTAATGACGGAATTAATGTATATCGACCTGCTGATAAAAGACGGTGATTTTGTTCTTAATACCGGCAATGAACCGACATTATGTAATAACCGGATTAGCATTGGTCAGGATTGTGTACACGCCATTATTGAAAGCGGCCTCACCACCCGATTAATTGCCGAGCGCAGTCCGACATTACGCGCCGATGTTATCACCCAGTTGATTATTTTAATTGAAGATGATGTACGCATTATTCCCGGCACGGTGGTGATTAATGAAGAAACCGCCACACGCTTATGGGTAACGGCTGATACCTACGCTTTCGGCCCTATTACGGTAAGTGCGGATTATGAATAATAAACCTGAAATAGATTACGAACAGGTATTAAAAGACAGTGGGATGCCGACCACGGAAACAGACATTCGGCAAAAGTTTGATGAACTGGTGGAAGAAGAGGGGTTAATCACCAATACCTCCGATATGTCCCCGTTTTGGCGGCTGATAAAAACTATTGTCACTCGCCCGGTGCTATGGCTCAACGAAGTATTAATCAATACCGTGCTGGCCAATATGTATCTGGCCACCGCCAGTGGCACATTTTTAGAGGTATTTGGCTGGGGCGTGAATGCCAGCCGTAAACCAGCCACCGCTGCGCAGGGGATGATCCGCTTCTACAAAACCGATATTCAGCAGGATGTGGTTATTCCGGCCGGAACGCTTATTCAGACCGAACGCATTAACAGCAAGATTTATAGCGTGGTGGTCAGTGTTGAAACCATGATAGCTGCCGGTGCAGCCAGTGGGTTGGTGCCGGTGAAAGCGGCTGAGGTGGGCGGTGCGTTTAATCTGGCCCCCGGCTACTACCGTATCTTGCCGCAAGTGGTACCGGGTATTGAACGCGCCCAAAGCGAGGGCGATTGGTTAACGGTGCCGGGGGCTGATAAAGAGTCAGATGATGATTTTCGTGACCGCTGCCGCAACCAATTTAACTTGGTGGGCAACTATCACACCGATGCGGTGTACCGCAGCATGATAGCCGGGGTGGTGGGGTTATCGATTGACCGGATTTATTTTCTGCACGATGCCCCTCGGGGGCCGGGTACCGCCAACGCCTACTTACTGTTAGACAGCGGCGAAATATCCCAGCCGTTTATTGATGCGGTCAATGACCACATTACCAGTCAGGGCCACCATGGCCATGGCGATGATATGCAGTGCATGCCGTTGCCGGAAAGCCAGCATGATTTGCGCGTTACGCTGTATATCAGCAACAAACAAAACTTAACCGCTGATGAGCTGGCCGGGCTGGAAAGCGGCTGCGAAAACCTGATCCGCTGCGCCTTTCGCCAGAACAGCAATTACACAGTACTTAAAACGTGGCCCTATTCCCGTTTCTCATTTTCCAATCTGGGGCGGGAGCTGCACAAGACGTTTCCGCTGATTGAGTCATTAAGTTTCTCACTGATGGACATTGTTAGCGGTCTGAGTGTGCCACGGCTGAACAGTTTAACGGTGGTGATTGAAAATGCCTGATTTCATCACCCGCTTAAAAAGCCTGCGCCTGCCGTCATGGATGGACAAAGGCGAAGCCAACAAGTTATTGCAGGTGTGCCGCCAGTGGTGGCAGTGGGTTAATGGTTGGCTGAACTGGCCGCTTAATCAGTTGGATGCCGCTACCTGTGCGGTACCGTTGTTGAATGTGCTGGCCTATCAACGGGATATCAGCCGATTTGATGGTGAGCCGTTAAGCCTGTACCGCAAACGGGTGCAATACGCTTTTATTAACGCCGCCGACGCCGGTTCAGTGGTGGGATTCAGCGCCATCTTTAAGCGGTTGGATATCGGTGTGATAACTCAACTGGAGCGCCAGCCGGGTTATGACTGGGACGTCATTCTTATCCGGGTGAATGATAACCAGATAGCGGAAAACACCCCGCTGATGATGGCGCTGATCCGCCAGTATGGCCGCACCTGCCGCCGCTACATTTTCCAAGTGCTCAACGCCAAAACGGTGGTGATGCATGGCGGGGAGTTCAGCAACGAATACGGCTACCACCATGCAAAATTAATCATTGCACCCGGCACCATTAAAGGCACGGTGGCCGTGATGTCCACCCAGTTACAGCATTCGCATGAAGTCTATGCGGCAAAATTGAAATAAGGATATTGATATGGCAACGGTCATTACCCGCGCATTTGAACACTGGCAGGCGGGGCAGGTGTTAAATAACTTACCGGCCCGCCCGGATACCATTATTTTTGCCCACGTTCCGGGGCTTGATCCTACCGCCGAGATTAACCCGGATGAGGGTATTCCGGCTGATGGCCAGATTGTGCATCGGGATGCAGTGGCGCAGTACGGCATGATTAACGATTCAGCGGTGGCCTATTCGGTGGTGCTGGATACCCGTGTGGGCGATTTCACTTTTAACTGGATTGGGTTGGTTGATGCCGCCAGTAATACCCTGTGCATGATTGTGCATACCCCGGCACAGCAGAAAATTGCCACCGCCAACGGGGTGCAGGGTAATAACATCACCCGCACTTTTTTGATGGAGTTTGCCGGGGCGGCAGAGGCCAGCCAAATCACTGTATCAGCACAAACGTGGCAGATTGATTTTAGCGCCCGGTTGCGCGGCATTGATGAGGTTTGCCGTCTGGCCAATCTGGATTATTACGGCCACGCTGCCTTTTTCGGTGACGGTTTTTCAGTGAGCAAAGACGGCGATAAATACCGGGTCAAAGCCGGGCTGGCTTATGTCGGCGGTATTCGTGCTTTGCTGGCTGATGATGTGCTACTGGAGGCCGCAGCCGGTAATGTGGTTTATGCCGATGTCAGTTATCAGGGCAGTGTATTGAGTGAGTTTGCGCCGATTATCCATCTTGGCGTGAAGCATAGCGCCGGGGATTTTGGCGATTACACCGATGCCAACGGCTTTACCCATTACATTGCCTCGCTGGCGTTAATCACCGCGAACGGGGAAGACGATAAACGCGAAGTTAACCCGTTTGATAAAGCTATTGGGGATATTAACGCCGCGCTCAAAGAGCATGAAAAATCACGTAATCACCCGGATGCCACGCTGAATACCAAAGGCTTTGCTCAACTGGGCAACGATATTGACAGCGACAGTGAGAAAATAGCGGCCACGCTGAAAGCGGTTAAAAAGGCGGTCAATGCCGGGGTAACGGTGATGAGCGACCACGTGCGGGATGAAAACCCCCACGACCAGTATTTACAGATAACGGAGTTTTTAGCCCAGTTGGCCAATATTCCCAGTCGCGAAGAAGTCAGAGCGCTGATTGATGCTGTATTCCCTATTGGGGTGCCAATGCCTTACCCACTTGCCAATATTCCCGCAACGGTGCAAGGGATTGTGTTTTTTAAAATGAACGGTGGCTCATTCAATGTAACTACCTATCCCAAATTAGCGACTAAGTACCCAACAGGCGTTTTACCTGATTTGCGCGGTGAGTTTATTCGTGGTTTTGATGATGGGCGTGGTGTTAGGGCCGACCAAAACTTGTTGGGCTGGCAGGGCCACGGGATACAAAGTCATAATCACGGGATCACAAATTTTGAGGTTAGGGGCGTCACTGGTGGCCCTACATCTGCTTGGTTTACAAGCGGCAATGGTGTTGCAACCAGTAATTCGGGTGGTGATGAAACTCGGCCACGAAATATTGCATTTAACTACATTGTGAGGGCTGCATAATGACAATTGAATTGGATAAAAATGGCTATGCAGTGACTTCCGGTAATGTCGCGGTCTATAACGCCGCTCCCGACAGTGGCGAGTTTGTCGCAACATCAAATGAGTTTATTCACACCGGGCAGGGGTTACCCGCTCGCGCTTATTTAGATGCGCCACCAAAAGCCAAAAAAGGTTTTGCCATTTGCCGCAGTAAAGATGAATTGCAATGGGAATATAAAGCCGATCACCGGGGTGAGGTGCGCTACAGCACGATCACCGGTGAGAAAATAACCGTCACTGTGTTGGGGGAATATCCTCTTGATACTACCGACAGTGCGCCATCCAAGTTTAATCAATGGGATGGTATGCAGTGGGTACCCGATAATGATTTGCTGGCCACCGTTGCCCGTCAATACCGTGATGCTTTTATCATTGCTACTGACCCCATGATGGTGAGTGATTATTCCATTGATGATAAGCCACTGACCGAGGCGCAACGCAGTGAGTTAACCGCCACTCGCGCCGTTTATCGCGCATGGCCAACCTTAGCCAACTGGCCATTGATTGAGTTGCCAGCGTTGCCGCAGTGGCTTTTGATTGAAGCGGTGAATCAGGGGTATCGGGTGCCGGTCTGGCCGGAACAATCAAATGTGGCGTAAAGCAACCTTATCTATCCCCGGCAACATGGCCGCAGTCAATTGCGCCATGTTGCCGGTGCATCCGTGGGTCTATGGAGTGGGCCGCAGTGAGGAATCGGGCAGTTATCTGAGTCCGCAGAACGCGGTGGATCATCTGGCGGGCAAACTGGCGGGCAGCGGTGGTCAGCAGTCGGTGGTGGTATTTATGGTGTGTGCTGCCGACCACCCCGCCTTTATGCAGGCGCTCACGCAATTCTCTGCGGTGCTACCGTTGCCGGTGTTCTCACAGGTAGCCCGGATGGCCAGCACTGCGGCCACACTGGCCACCACCAAAATGCAGTTACCAGCCAACGCCGGAAACGGTTTACCGTTGCCGCAGTCGTTATCCACCGCAACCAACCGTATGGCCATGAATGCGCAGCGTATCGCACAGGCCAAAGATGCTGCCGGGGCGGGGGCCAATCTGGCGGGACTGGCGTCGGCATTGTCCGGTTTTGCCAATGCCAAGGCGGCGGCACTGGCCAGTGTGGAAAGTGCGTTAAATGGCTTACTGGCAGGCAGTGCGCAGGCGTGGGTATTTACCGCCAGCGGCAGCGCGGCCACCCTTGCCAGCGAAATGAGAAAGAATGTCCCGCAGCAGGATGCTGTTTTTACTCTGGCCACCTTGTTTGCCGGAGAGGATTTAACCACGCTGGAGGCGATGATAAATGACACAGATAGTCATGCTGGCACTGGACGGTGAAGCCATCCCGTTAAAGGGGTTGACCGTAACCCCGACCATGCAATTTCAGGAAAAAGACCAATCCGGGCAGACATCCAGCACCGCCACGGCAGAGCAGGGCATTAAGGCCAAAGAGCTGCGCGTATCCGGGCTGGTGCCATTCAGCACCCCGGAGGTATTAACCCGACTGTTTGCACTGGCTGAAACCAAAGACGCAGGCGGCGCACTGAAAAAATACCGGGTGGCCAATCAGGTGGCACAGGCGATTAATTTTCGGCTGGCCACCTTTACCGGCGCGATTGATGCGCCGAAACAGGATGGCAAAATGGCGTGGCTGGTGACCTTTACCCTCAAAGAGTTTTTGAGCGTGTCAGAGAAACGCGAGGCCCGCGCCGGGGGCAAAACTGCCGCTAAAAAGCAGACCGCAGGCGGGGCCGGTGGCAGTGACGCGGGCGAGGATGCCGAAAAATTAAGCTGGTTTGAACGCAAGGTGTTGAAGCCGGTCAATGATGCACTGGGGCCAACCTCATGAAACCTATTCGCAGGCTGATGCTGTCCGGCGATGCGGTGCCGCTGGTTGATGCCAATCTGGTGCTGGAGTTAAACGCCTGCGGGCGCGGCTTTATCACCGCTGAAACCACCACCGATTACACCGGTAAACTGGTACGACTGGATGCCGGTTACCCTGAATTGGTGCTGCGCTGGTTTACCGGTTATGTGGAACGTTCGCAACCGGCAGAGAACGGCGCACAGCGGTTATTTGTGCGTGAGTTAACCGGCATTTTTGAACGGATGTGGCCGGTATCGATGCAACACCCGACCTTGCGCCAGTTGGCCGACTGGTTGACTGACAACAGCGGGTTAACGTTCCAGCTTGCCGCCAGTGCTGACTATAACGACAAGCCAATACCGCATTTTACCCATAGCGGCAGCGGTTATCAGTTGCTGGCCAATATCGGTAACGCCTTTGGTATTGCTGATTACGTCTGGTATCAGTTGCCGGATGGCGCGGTCTATGTGGGCAGTTGGCAGCATTCATTGTTCGCCGGTAAACCGATAGATATCCCGCCAGAATTCAGCACCGCAGCGGCGGCAGGCAATACCATGACGGTACCGATGATCCAATCAGTGCGGCCCGGTGTGGAATTGAATGGCCAGCGGTTAACCACGGTTCGGCTGAATAATGATGATTTGGTGTTAACGTGGACGCCGCGCAATAAAACCACCGGCAAGCCGTTGCAGAAAACTCCCATCCAGCGCCAAATTGATAATGCGTACCCGGAGCTATCAGCCGGGTTGCATCTGCCGAAAATGGCCCGTGTTGAGGGGCCAAGCGAAGCAGTGACCAGCGGCGATATGGCCGACCCATTCCGGCCCCGCTATGCCGTGAATCTGCAATTGCTGGATGATGATGGCAAGGCCGCAGCTGATACGCCGGTTTACCCTGCGGTGCCGTTACCTCTGCCAATGGCCGGGGCAGAGTCGGGCATGTTCCAGTTCCCCCCGGCGGGTACCCTAGTGGAAGTGGGTTTTACTGGCGGCAGGCCCGATAAGCCGTTTGTGCGTCAGACGTTATCACAGGGTAACAATCTGCCGACGGTGCTGCCGGGCGAACAGCTACAGCAACAGCGTGATGGCGTATCGCAGCGGGTGACGGTGGCAGGGGATTGGGAGCGTAAAACCGATCAGGTTATTCGTGAAGAATCCATGAGTCGGGTGATTACCGCCGACGATGAAACCCGCACACTGGTGGCCCGCGAAACCACCGTTCAGGCTACCGATAAAACCACGGTACTGGGAACGGCCACATTGCTGGCCGGTGCTATCCAGCAGATTAGTGAGGGGGATTACAGTCTGGCCACCCAAACCAGTTACATGGCCAAAGTGGGCAAAACCTTCACCACTGATGTGGGGCAGGATTTGATAGAGAAGATTGGCAATATCCGCAGCAGCATAGCAGCCGCCCGACAAGATGTGATAGCACCGGTGGTGTGGATTGGTAGCCAGCAGATTAACGTGATGGCCCTCATGCTCGATACGCTGGATGTAGTGAAAGAGCTGGCAGCACTGACCGCAGCACATACCCACGATAATACCGGTGGCCCACTGAACGCTGGGAGCATCACCGCCACCGGGGCCAAGTCAGACGGATTACGCAGTAAATATTCCCCAGTGATTGGTTAATCGATCTTGCCCAATCAGCCCGCCGCGCGCGGGCTTTTTTACGCCCATCTAAAAGCACTGCCTGCGGCCCCACACGCCTCGCAATAAACCCATCATCACACCGCCATACCCGAAATGGATCACGCCAGCCACGCCGCGCACACGTAGCAGAACATACCACGAAAGAAACGTAATCATGACGGAAACGGCACTACACCGCACCCGCCTGCACACTTTGCGTTATAAAGTTTTTTCAGTTTTAAATTCCTACAAACCACCCCGCCAGCCCGCGCCGTGGCTGGGGCTTTGCGGCAATTCGCCAACTGAAAAGATTGAAAAGAATTTCAGTGTTTTTCAGTTTTTGGATCTCGGAGTGGAGCATGATGTGGTTGTAACTGATTGAATTTAAATTATTTAAATGGTTTTTGTGCATTAAATGGATCGCAAATAATTAATATTAAAATTGTTTTCAATGAAATTAAACGATGATTATCAATCTGTTATGCTGCTTATTATAAAGTGCATAATTGAAATGTTGTACTATGCTCAGTGGTTACAGTAGATACAAGTAGAACACAACTCAATGGAGGTTCTAATGAAGAGCAAACTTACAATCAAAACTAATATCCCACAGATGCAAAAGAATCTTGAGGAAATAGGAAATACAGGATTGCAATTTACGCTAGGGGAACTTTTAAATCCTAGTTTTTTATCTGAGTGTTCCTCGTTTACTTCCTTAGAAGATATGCTCGAAAAATCAGGTTTTAAGGCCAAAACTAAAGAGGATTTTTCTGCCATTCCTGATGACGAATGGGATCGTTTTATTACAGAAAATACTACTTATGATAACTGGAAAGATATGCAGGTTGCCGCGGTTAATAAACTTGCTGCGAAACAGTTTCATGAACGTTTGACTAAGGGTTTTAAAAAGTTGTAACCATTGAGCCACTTATGACATACGCTACTCTACAAATACAAAAGTAGCTTATAGCTATTCCTTTGTGCAGACTTTAACATGCTGCTGCCATGGCAATGCAGAGTAGCTGTAAGCTATTTTTAACTAACAATCTGAATTTCAAATAAAAACAAAATCTTTTGGGAGAATGGGAAAGAGATTCAGGTGAAAATCCAATCTAGTAATATTCTATTACTTATTTTTGAATACGAGCCTATGAACATTTTATCGCTTTATGGAAAAGAGATTTTTGCATTTGTAGTCCCAGTATTTACATTGTTGTTGAACAAATTTTTTAAAAATAGTGCCCAAATTTGCTATGGCGCACTACATGAATTTACATACTTAATACAAGAAGCATTGAAAAATCCTGACGGTGAAATCTTAAGGGAAGTACAAACCGTACATACACTTTCATATATTTTTAGTAATGAAGGGCGAGAACCGGCTACGAATGTAGAGATTATCTTCAACTATCGCCCAATGTATTTAAATGTTTGGCCATCAAGACCTTATGAATTAAAGGTTGATGGAGAGCGTAGGCATATTATGGTGTTTGATTATCTTGCACCAAAAGAAGTAATACGATGTGAAATGATGTCAATCAATTCGGAATTACCGTCACTACTATCAGTAAGGTGTAAGGAAGGACTTGCCAAGAAGATAGGTTTATACCCACAGAGAATATTCAATCCTCTTCTGATCAATTTTGTTCGCGTGCTAATTTTTCTTGGTTCAGTGAGTTTAGTTTATTTAGTAATTATTTTACTGCAATGGTTACTTGTTAAGACGGGCTAATCTTCACAGCAGACAAAAGGCCGCTCAGCGCGGCTTTTTGGTTTAACTTCATCATGTTTTTCAAATCTTACCTAGAACCCACTCATGAATAGGGTACCCGTCCATATCAGTTCCACTCGTAGTACTGATGATGATCCATTCGCCCGAAGCCAATAACTTATTAACTTTCTTCTCTCCGGCTTTTTCTGCCCATAACGAAGATATGACTTCAATTTCTTTCACTGTGTGAAGCAGATTTGTTTCCAT